TCTTTTGCCGCCAGCAAAGGGCAAACCGTGAATGATTATTTTTGCAACAAGGATGGTCGATATTCTGAGTATGCCACAATCTGCTCACGCATAGAGGAGGAGATTCGCATGGACCAAATCGAAGGAGGCATGACCGGGCAGTACAATGCATCCATCACTCAGCGACTCAACAACCTAACCGAGAGAGTTGACACCACAACAAAGGGTGAGAAGATAGATAGCATACAGGTGACCATAGTTCGTCCTGATGCAGATTGAGTTCATGTGTGCTGTGGTGGAGGACTACATCTACAGGATGAAAGGGGTACAGGTTAGGATAGATAGGAGGGCAGTAGCTAGCGATGGCAGGCAGATGGCCATGCTAATGAATGCATACCAAATAGCTAATGGAGATAAAGAGCACAGTCATATTTGAGAAGAACTATGCAGCACTCAATGATGATGCGATTAGATTCGTAATCAATGAGGGAGGGTCCCGTTCATCCAAGACCTACAGCCTTTGTCAGTTAGTTATCATCTACTGCCTTCAGAATAACAACAAGGTAGTATCTATCATCCGTAAGACATTTCCTGCTTTGAGGGCTACGGTGATGCGTGACTTCATTGAGATACTCAAGGACCTAGGCATCTACTCATTGGAGGACCATAACAAGTCTGAACACATCTACACCTTTAGTAATGGGTCAATCGTGGAATTCTTCTCAGTGGATGATGAGCAGAAGATACGAGGTCGGAAGCGTGACATTGCCTGGTGTAACGAAGCCAATGAGTTATACTTTGATGACTTCACTCAGCTGAACATGAGAACGGAGTCTAAGCTAATCTTTGACTACAACCCAAGTGAGTCAACCTCATGGCTATATGAGCTACCAACTGAGGAAAGCATCCTCATCAAGTCAACGTACAAAGACAACCCATTCCTACCTCAGAGTATCAGAGCTCAGATTGAGGACCTCAAGAGAACGGATGAGGCACTATATCAAATCTATGCCCTAGGTGAGAAAGCAATCAGCAAGAGTAACATCTACTCTAATTGGTCATTCATACCACATAGGCCTGCTAGGTTTGTCAACTATGTATACGGATTGGATTTTGGGTATAACCATCCCACAGCATTGATGCGAGTCTATTGGTGCGACAATGACATCTACATCGAGACTGTGATATATGAAAGCTACTTGACTACTACAATGCTCATAGACAAGATGCAAAGCTTCAACATTGAAAAGAATGTCACCATAGTAGCAGATTATGCTAGACCTGAAATCATAGCCGAGCTAAACAATGCAGGGTATGACGTGCAGAATGCTAACAAGGTAGTCAAGAAAGGCATTGACAATATCAAGACCTTTGGTGTGTTCTGCCAGGATAATAAGGCACTAAGGAAAGAGTATGAAAATTACAAGTGGAAAAAAGTAGGGGACATGATTGATGATGAGCCGGTCAAGATGTTTGATGATGCCATGGATGCAATCAGGTATGCCACGACTCACATCCGACAGGAGTACTATACGGACGATTCATATTACGCATTTTAGAAACACTTTGCCTGCATAAAATAATATAGGTATGGCAATGACATTAAAGGCTGCACCTCAGCGACTCACTCCTGCGTATAACCCTATCAAGTATATCTACGACTCGACCAACAAAAACCTTGGAGGATTCAAGTATATCTTTGATATCTATGCTAGTGGAACAGCTACCAAGATAGCCGAGTATAGAGTGCTACCTATTTACTCTACAGGCTATGGTGAGATAGACTTAACTAAGCTACTTCAAGCCAAGGTTAGCTTTGACCTCAACCCAACAAATACCACTTCATACGTTGCACCTAATAGCTACTACAAGTATGATGTCAAAGTAGGTGAGGAGTATCTAACCACGACCACGTTCACCACGACCATGAGTCAGTATGTCACTGCACCATACGCAGGCAGAGTTCAGTTGAATGGCACTAACACCTTTGTTGTTGGGGACCAAATTGTCTTGACACAATCAGGTGTAGGTACCGTGAATCCTAACTTCGATGGATTGTACACCGTGCTTGTGGCTACACCTACATACATTGTCATCAACTTCTTATGGTCAGGAATCATCAATGCAAACAAGGATGTTGATATTACCTATGCAGATGGGAGGAGGACTATAACAAGAGATATCATTACTGACCTTAACAACTATGTGTTCAATGGTGCTTTGCCTTGGACTCAATGGCCAGCATATGATGAGACCAACTATGATTTGAGCAGTAACACTGACAAGTTCCTCACCTCAATTCCTAGCACCAACTTCTACTCTACGCTATCTCAAGACTTATGGATGAATGCAGTCTATGGGTCAGTACCTGTAGGTACTCATAAGATAGTATTTGAGAATGATGCTGGTGAGATATTTGAAAAGGCATTGAGTGCTAGTGACTATATCACAGGCAATGCAGTAGGTCCAAATAACTTAGGCTCACTGACTCCTGTATCAGGTGTGCTGCCATTGATTAAGCCAACTACTCAATTCTATACCTACTACTATGAGTACAATGGCTCACAAGTTACTCAAGCCTACAGAGTGAACATAGATAGGAGATGGCAAGACAAAGAGTACAGCATCATCTTCTTAGACCGATTCGGCTCATGGGGAAGTTTTGCATTCACAGGCCGAGCATACGAAAGAGGTAACGTGACTCGTGAGCAGTACAACATGGACGTAGAAGGTAAGATAGCTAGCAGTGAATGGACCTATGACCTAACTGAAAGAGGCTACATCAATAGCTATGTTAGTGTAGAGAATACCATTCAACTCAATACCGATTGGATGACTGAGGAGATGGCTACCTACTTCACTGAACTTGTGAGTTCACCATACACATACTTCAAGGTAAGCAACTACGATGAGAGCTGTGATATCCCTGAAAGCTCTGAGTATGTTAGCTGTAATATAGTGGACACCAGCTATGAGTACTACAAGCAACGCAACAAGAATCTAATACGACAAAGCATAACTATTAAGTTAGCTAATAACGATATCGTAAATGGTTAAGATACAACTAGCAACAGGATACCTTGATGTTAAGGAGGGTACTTCATTCCCTCTGAACTTTCAGGTAGGAGATATCAGAGATATAAGTCAAAGGAAAGGTAACTTCTCTAAGACCATTGTATTGGTAGGTAGCAAGAACAACAATGACCTACTGAACCACTACTATGATGTTAACATTATAGCCGGTACCTTTGACATCAACGCAATTACTACCTGCTCAGTGATTCAAGATGGTATCCCTGTGATGGAGGATGCAACACTGCAACTCACTGCCATCAAGAAGACACAGCTAACGGATGGCTACGAAGAACACGTTGAATATGAGGTATTGGTTAAGGATAGCAAGGCTGACTTCTTTACAGCTATCAATAACCTAGAGCTTACTGACATCGACCTAAGCGACCTCAACCATACATACGATGCATTCAATGTAGTCAACCGATTTAATAACACCGTGGTTGATGGATTCAAATACTTTTTACCGGGCAGTGGGGATGCATTCTATAGCACGCAGGAATTCAAGCCTGCTGTGTTTGCCAAGACTTACTTTGATAGGATATTCCAAGACTCAGGATTTACATACAATTGGGCTGACCTAGTTGATGATAAGTTTGACCGATTGGTCATCCCTTACAATGAGGATACCGATAACTTCGACTATGCTGACTACACGGTGAAAGCGAACGCAGGACCTAACACATACACAGGTACATTCTTTGCAGGGTCAGCTGAATTTCAAAACCTTCAGACAATAGCAGGATGGACTGAAACTGAAGACCCTCAGAACATATACAATCCTGTGACAGGTGTCTATAGCACACCATTCAATATCAGCTCAAACAACGCACAGCAGTATGACTACAGCGTTCAGATTCAATACGAGATAAGACTAGTCAACTCATCAGGTGTTACATTGTACTCAGGGATGAATGGTATCTCATCACCTCAATTCTATCAGCCTCAGTTAGCACTTACTCAGAATGGTGTTGTATGTTATACAACTAACCTATACACTAATCCTACACCATTAAATGGTAGCCCATTAGTTACCTATGCTGTTCAGACTCCGACATCAATACCTAATGGTACGACTACTATTTTGAGTCAGACTGCTGTGACCACTATGGCATTGACTGCTCAGAACTTACCACAGCTATCTCAAGGTAGGCTAGCTATTAAAGTACCAAAGATATTAACACCTATCACCAATGCATCTGCTCCATTATGGAGAACAGGGTCAGCATCAGGAAATCCATGTGCATCGGGTCAGATAAAGGTGCAAGCAGTCATAACTAACATTGACATCACTATCACACCAAGCAATAACATTGTGGCTATCGGTGGCACTATTGATGTGAATGACTACATACCTAGCAAGATTAAGCAGAGCGATTTCATCAAGGCTATCTTCAATATGTACAATATATATGCTGAGGTAGATAAGTCACAGCCTAACCAGCTAAACCTAATCCATCGAGATGACTACTACGATTCAGGTAAGGAGGTAGATTGGACATACAAATTAGCCAAGGATAGAGAGCAGTCGTTGTCATTCCTGCCTGAGCTAACTAGCAAGAAGGTGATACTCACATACAGCCCTGATAAGGATAGCCCTAACCAAACGTATACGGATGCAACCAATCAAATCTATGGGCAGGCAGAGGTAGTCTTTGACAACGAGTATGTGAAAGACATCACAACTCAGGCTGTACTATTTGGCCCTACTCCAATTATCAAGACACCATTCGGTGCATACGTTCCGATGATAGCAGGTCAAGCTCCTAAGACTAACATACGAATATTATATGATAGCACAGCAGATATAGGCTTGAGTACTTGTAGCCCATTCCATATCTATGACTATGGAACTACAGGTATGACAGGTGTGACATCGTATCCGTATGTAGGTCACTTCGACAATCCATTGATTCCCACATGGGATTTGAATTTTGCTACCTGTGCATTCTACTACTACCAACCATTGACTCTCACTGACAATAATCTTTACAATAGATATTGGCGCAGAACAATGGGTCAGATAAACAATGGTAAGATGTTGACTGCGATGTTCAATCTGAAAGAGTCAGACATCCAACTCCTTGAATTGAATGACAAGATTCGCATTGACAACTCGTGGTGGAATATAAATCGAGTGATTGACTACAATGCCAATGGAAATGAGCTGACTCAGGTGGAACTTATATCCGTAGATAACGAGATAAACTTCATGCCATTCGTTACTCCATTCGGAACACCAGGTGTTGGGCTACCTAACATCTCAGGGATACAGCAGGTAGCTAACAGCACTATAGTTAAGACCAAGAGCATGAACAGCAACGTGCTCACAGGAGGTGGTGTAATTGGTGAGGTAGTGAACAGGGGTAACATTGTCCCTGGTGGACTAAGAGTAATAGTTGCCACTGAGGGATACTCAGTTGAGAATGATGGTATAGTCACTGATAACCTAGTGGTAAGAGGTAGCATGAATGGTATACCTGTTGACCCATCTTACTACAAGTACACTGCATTGCTATCTCAGACAGGAACCAATGACCCAACAGCAGATGTGAAGGAAGGTAGCTTTGGAGATATCCTATGGGTTAGAAATGGCATAGGTCAGTATGAGGGTTTCATCCAAAATTGGGAGATAGGAACAATCCTAGCAAGTGAGATAGTGGTAATCATAAGCAATGTACTATATGACTGTATTATCAGTGCTCAGTATATCCCATCAAACAATAGTATATTTATTAACACTACTCAAGTAGGTGTAGGCTTTGTAGATGACTACCTAGTATACACTCCACTTGAAATTAGATATTACAAGCCATAAGATGAATGAAGTAGAAATACCTATTAAACTTGGCGGCATTGGCGCCATCAAGGCAGAGTTAAGAGAATTAAAAGGTGCTATTGCAGATGCCACTGACCCTGAAGATATTGCCAGGTTATCACAGCGAGCAGGGGAGCTCAAGGACCAACTATCCGATGCCAATGAGGCAGTGAATACCTTTGCTACCGGGTCAAAGTTTGAACAAGTATCCAATAGCTTAGGAGGGATTAAAGATAGCTTGCTTAGTCTTGACTTTGATGAAGCAGCTCAAAAGGCTAATATATTTAAAAGCACGTTAACTAACCTTGACCCTAAAGCAATTGGTGGTGCATTTAAATCACTAACATCCGTTATCATGACCGTTGGTAGTGCATTTGTATCATTAGGTGCTACCATCTTAGCTAACCCTATCTTTTTATTAGTAGCTGTTATTGTAGCTATTGTGGCAGCCATTGTTATATTCCTTGCCAAGATAGGGGTGCTTCAGAAAATCCTTGATTTTTTGATGATACCTATTAACGCACTGATAGATGGCTTCAAAGCATTGACTGATTGGCTAGGATTAACAAGCTATGCAGCAGATGAAAATGCTGAGAATATGGCTAAGGCCAATGAGAAAGTAGCAGAAAGTTCCAAGAAGCGTGCTGATATACTCTCTGAAAACTATGACCAAGAGATTGCCATGGCTAAGATTGCTGGTAAGGATACTACTCAGCTTGAGTTAGACAAATCAAGAGCACTAGAGAAAGAGTCTATCAAGAGAAAGCAAGCAGCTAAGAAAGCCCTTGAGGCAATGAGACACCAAGAGGGTGAAGAGGCTACGAAAAAAAGACAAGAGTTAAGAAAGCAAATTGATGAGGAGAGCAAACTCATCCGAGCAGGAGTTAATGAACGTAAACGTATCAAGGCTCAAGAGCTAGCAGACCAAAGAGAAGCTGATAAGAAAGCAGGAGATGATGCTAAAAGCGAAGCAGAGAAAGCAGCAGCAGCCGCAGAGAGAGCTAGAGAAAGAGCTAAGCAAGCAGCTAAGAATAGATTGGATAATGCTAGAGCATTAAGAGACTTTGAACTATCACAAATCAAAGATGCTAGTGAAAGAGAGATAGCAATAGTAAATGAGAAGTATGCTAGGTTAATGAATGACCTGAAAAATGATGCTAACAAAACAGCAGAAGAGAAGGCTAAGTTTAACGAAATGTATAGAGTTCAACAGCAACAGGAACTCGATAAGCTAGCAACAGATAAGGCTAAGATTGAGCAGGATAACTTAAAGAAAGGCAATGACATCATTGCTGATTTACAACTTCAACTAATGGAGGAGGGAACAGCCAAAGAGTTAGCCATGACCAAAGCCAAGTATGACAAGCTACGCAATCAAGTACTAGCAGATGCTACACTAACTGAGGAGCAAAAGAAAACCCTAACCGAATTATACAATCAACAGGAGGATGCAGAAAATCAGAAGAGAGCAGATGCCAAGCTGAAGCAACAGCAAGCGTTAGCTAAGACATTAGCAGATGCAGAGCTTAGTGAAGATGAAAAGAAATTGCAAGCACTCATGACTAAATATGAGGAGGAGTATAAATTAGCAGAAGGTAATGCTGCATTGCAGTTAGCTCTTGATGAAAAGCTGAAAGATGATAAGCAAAAATTGGAGGATGATGCTAGGAAAACATCTATTGAGAATGCACAAAAAGAAAGAGATGCAAGGTTACAACTAGCATCCGATATTGCTAATGGTATTAATACCGTAGGTCAATCGTTCATTAAGGACCAAAAGAAACTTGAGAAGTTCAACAAGGCAAATGCATTGATACAGATAGGTATTGATACAGCCAAGGCAATCTCTTCATTGGTTGCTGCATCACAATCTAATCCATTGAATGGAGTAACAGCAGGTGCTGCAGGTATTGCTCAGTTCGCTTCAGGTATCATTCAGATTGCTACCAACGTGGCGAAGGCTAAGCAGATTTTAACATCAGGTGGTACTCCATCAGCAGGTGGTGGTGGTGGTGATACAGGTGGTGGTGGTGAGAGTACTAACGTGGCACAGCAAGTACCTCAAGCAGCTCAGTTGTTTGGCTCAGCTAATGCAGGAGGTACAATGAGTGCTGGTGGTACAACATCAGGAGGGTCAATGAGCGTGACTGCCATAGTATCAGAGACTCAAATAACTAACGTACAAAACAAGATAACCAAGATAAATAAAAACGCTGAACTATAATGAATTCATTACAAGCAATCATCGACCACATTGAGCTATTCTATACTAATCATCTACAGGTAAAAAAGGTGGGAAGTGAATTTAAAGAACAGCTCTACAATTTTGCAACCAAGGATGAAAAGTATCCCATTGTTTTTGTTGTTCCTGTCAGCGTAATACCTACCGAGAACACCTCAGAATTTAACTTTGATGTGTACTGCTTTGATATCATTCAAAAAGATAGAGCAAATATCATTACAATCCTAAGTGATACACATCAGATATTGAATGACTTGTATGTGTACTATATGGATGGTACTGACTATGCATTTGATGTTATTGGCGTGCCATCATTCCAAGCTATCAACAATGACTTGCTTGATTATGCAGCAGGTTATGTTATGAACATCACGCTCACCGTGAATGATTGGACTGATTGTGCTGTACCTCTTTAAACATTTCGGAGGTCTAGGATAATATAGGTATGAGTTCACCTTTATGGTGGGGAGATTGGAGGCCAACCCTCACACCTCACACAGGAAATTTACAGCCTACTGACTTGATTGAATGTACAATGATGTCAGGTGGAGTACCTACTAACACTGTTATCACCGGTCAACAAATAATCGATGGTGCAGGTGGTGGTGGTGGTGGTGTAGGTTACTATGCAATGTACCAGGATAACATTAGTCAGCCATTAGCTGTAGTGAATGTAGGTCAGCCTGTTAAGTTCAGGACAATGGACTTCAGCAATGGGGTAACAGTTAACAGTGATACTGAGATAACCATAGCTAACACAGGAATATATAACCTACAATTCTCATTTCAATTTCAAAATGTAGATAGCCAAGAGCATGATGTAACAATATGGCTTAGAAAAAATGGCTCGGATGTATTAGGCAGTGCAGGCTTTGTAGCTGTTATTGCATCTCATGGTGGTACACCTGGTCATTGCCTCCCATCATGGAACTATTTACTTGATGCAGTAGGTGGTGATTATTACGAGCTGTATTGGAGTGCAACTAGCACACAGGTTACCTTGCACTACTATCCCGGTAGCTTACCTCCTCCATCTGCAGCATCTGCTATATTCACCGTAACACAGCAAGCAGGTATCATAGCAGGCACAGGAATCACTGCATTGAATGGATTGAGTGCGGATGTTCAGACCATTAGCACAGGCACCACAGGTACTGACTTCAACGTTGTGTCAAGTGGTAGTAATCATGAGTTCAATATACCAACAGCATCGGCTACAACTAGGGGTGCATTGAGTACTACCGATTGGAGTGCGTTCAATGGTAAGCAAGCAGCATTGGTATCAGGTACCAACATAAAGACCGTTAATGGCAACTCATTGCTAGGTAGTGGGAATGTGAACATAGGTCCTAAGTTATTAGGATGGAGTGGTTACCTAGGTACCACAACAACAGGAACCACTCTTACTGTATGTCACTCACTATTGATACCTGCAAATACTTTAAGCCTTAACAATATACTCCAAATACAATTTAGAATGTTCCGACAAAGTGGTAACCTAGGGCAGCTATATGGTCGTATTTATTTTAATACTACCAACAGCTTAACAGGTGCTACTTTATTCAATACTACTTTTACAATGAATGGAGGAGGTACTCAGTTCTTAGGATTAGTTGAACGTAATTTTAGCTACAATGGTACCAACTTAACTAGCTATGCTAATGCTGCATTCTCAGATTATACTACAGGCCCTGCTCTTAACGTAGCATTCAACTATACTGTAAATAATTACATTCTATTTACAATGCAATGTCAACAAGCAACCGATGTAGCTAACATTAATTTATTTAAAGTATTTGCATATGTTTAATCACAACGGAATAGAGTACACAATCATTGGCCCCATTGAGATGGTAAGTGATACGCAGATTCATGTACCAACTGATAAGGGTATCATTCTTGTAGATGATACAATGGAAATATATAAAGAATTAATCAATGGCTAGATACGCAAATACAGGTGAGTTCAATGTGCTTTATCCGACTAGGAGAAAGATGGCTACAATTCTCAAGAGAATTATTAGAAATGAAGTAGCAGATGGTGAAGGTACATTGGTAGAAAGTGTGCGTATCAATGCCAAGGTCACAGGCTTCCAAAAGTTGGAGATACAAATAGTAGCCATGTATTACTTTATATTCCTGAACAATGGCGTTCCACAAACAGCTAATGCCTATGGACCTAATGGTGGCTCTATAGCTCCTAGAGATTTCGTTGCACAATTTACTGATGCGTTAATGGAGGCAGGGCTTGTTGCTGAGATTTATCAGCAGTATACTGAATGGATAACAAAAAACTACCCATTAGTACAGGCTGTTGAAGTGCTTGAAAAACAATATAAATTAGTATACACATTTGAGGCACTAGACCCTCCTGCAGGATTTACTCCTGGGTTTCCCCTAGATGTCTAGTTCTTTCTTCATTGAAATAATATTAAACACATAGATGAGTGGTAAGTTACCTACCTTATCACTCTTTGTGATATCACCATTGGTCAATGAGTAGATGGTTTGTTCCCAAGACCACTTCGCTTGTTTTTGCTCCTTCTCAATTTCTTTTATCTCATCGGGGTCCATATCTTGACGTTCCTCATCGGTTAGCTCCTCATCAAGTTCACCACTAAATAGATTCTCATAATTCTTAAGGAAGTTATCTCTGAACTTCAGGAACTCATGAATAATACCATAAACATCAGTGATAGGTAGGTCGTAAAATTTTTCTGCTCTAATGGTGCAGTCATAATCATAAGGCTCAAGTATCTCCTCACCCCATTCATTATCTCTACTTTGCCGATAAGAGATAGCGCATATCTTATCAAGATTCACAATGTATCCATTGCTGACGTAATAGTCAAGGTCAATATATTCGTACAGCGTTAACTTGCTGAATGGTTTTAATTTCATCCCTAACAACTCATGCTTGTATTTTTTTGATGGCTCAGCCGTACACCATTTAGCTTCACTAACAAGTTCTGCTAACTCATCTACATCAAGCTCTTCAACGATTTCAATAGGCTCATCGGATAAAATAGAGATAGCCTCACTATTATAGTGGTAAGCTCCCTGCTCTTTATCTATTCTACTAAAATCAATAAATTGCTCAAGAGTTACTTGACTCCACTGCTTCGGAAGCTTGGTCATTGGCTTGTTGTCCTATTTTTTGTGCGATAAACATAACGTATGGAATGGATATAGCTGCATTCAATTTACGTATAAGTTTTGCTTTATGATTAATATGTGCATCAGTGTAATGTTCTGCTGGTGTAAGGTCAGTACGTTTAAACATCACAGCCAACATCTCAGAGATATATCCTTTCTCTTTTTTTAATGTTATCTTTTCAATCAATTTAGTATCACGCACTGTGAGTTTCATTTGTGCCTTGTATGTGTAGCCCTCAATCTCAAGCTCTTCAACTACCGGGTAGTCTTTTCGTTCTGCTGAGTTAAATTGTTTTACCATCCCTACAAACTCAGCAACATCATAGTCCCAAAACTCACTCTCAGGTATCCCAAGGTAAGCAAACACCTGAAGGTGTTTATCAATTGGGTCGAGTTCATGATTATTATTAATATCAGTAATAGCTTCAAATTGCTCAATGGTTAGCTCTTCAAGTTGGTTAGGAATCTCCTTGTTTAAAATAGTTATCATGTTTTAAAATTTGAACAAATATATGAAAAATATAATATAGGTAGATGGCTAAAAAAAATATTCCAACCTACAAAATTACTATTGACCCTGAGTACGCTGAAAATGGGCAAGATTTAGGAATTGAGCAAATAGCATTCACAGCTACTCCTGCCATAAAAATTAAAGGATTTTCATTTAATTCTCAGGCTAAGCCTTTATTCTTTTCGGATGAGCTAAAGTATCGTATCACTGCACCTGCTTTAATTCCAATGGAAATTTATCGATTTGATGAAGATACTAAAGAGGAGTATAATGTAAAATTTACCAAGGAGGAAATAGAGAAAATTCATGGCAAGTTCATGAAGCAGATGGTTAATCGTGACCTATTTAATTTAGAACACGACCAATCGAAAACCGTGCCTGCCTATGTCCTTGAGGCTTGGATAGTAGATACTCCATTGGAGGACAAAGCCTATTCATCATTTGGTATTGAAGTACCTGAGGGTACACTAATGGTAACAGCTCAGGTAACTGACAAAGAGTACTATGCTGAGCTAGTAGCACAAGAGCAAATCGGATTCAGCATTGAAGGCTACCTTGGAATGAAATTAAAAGAGCAACCAAATAAAATAAACATGAATAAATTACCTGATGGAGAGCATCTAATCGAGGGTAAAATCTACGTTGTAGTTGACGGAGAAATTACTGAGATTCGTGATGCCGAAGTAGTGGAAGCCTCTGAAGAGGTGGCACTAGAAGAAACAATCGTTGAAGAAGAAGTACCTGCCGAGGAGCAAACAATGGCAATTGACCCTACAGCTGATGCAGAGGCTATTCTTGCTATAGTTAGACCTGTAATGGATGAGCAATTAAATGCATTACTTGCTATGATAGCTGAGATTAAAAATCAGTTAGAGGAAGTAATGACAACTGAAATTGAAGACGAAGTGGAGATGAGTGAGGCTGTGGCTTTGAGCGCACAACAAAGATTTTCTAATGTAAACAAATTTATAAATAAATAATCATGCGTAAATTAAAATTCGATTTGCAAATCGACCCGACTGCTTTATTGGCAGCAAATCCTGAAGCATTTTATTCTCAAGCATATTTATCTGAGGATACTGCTGACAACTATCGTTCTTTACCGGGTGTAAAGTACAAGACTAAATTAGCTACCGTGACATTCGGTAACATCTTACAACCATCTACTTGTAGCTTCACTGCTCCTAATGATGATTTGAATGCTAAAGAAATTGACGTGACGGCTTTAAGCAGCATGGCGCAAATTTGTCAGTTTGATTTAGAGCAATCTTTCCTTTCTTTGCAAATGACAAAAGGTAGCAACGGAGATTTCTCAGTAGCTTCTTTCATGTCATTCTATTGGGGTGAGATGGCTAACAAAATCAATGGTGATATCGAATTAATCAGATGGCAAGGTGATACATCTTCATTAAACCCTACATTAGCGTTATGTGATGGTTATGAGCGTAAATTGACAGCAGGTTTAACTGACCCTAACGACACGGTAATCAATGGTGGTACAGGTACAATTGCTAACTTCTCTACATTAGAGACTAAATTATCTGCTGCATTTGCTTTACTTCCTGCATCTATTGCAACTCGTACAGCTGACCTACGTTTGTATATGCCAACACAATTGGTGAATATCTACCGATTAGGCGTAGCTTCAGGTAACACTCAAGCTTACATCACTCAAGATTTGAACTTAACTTTCTTAGGTGTTAAAATTGTAGTATGTCCAGGTATGTCAAACAACACATTCGTGTGGACATTGAAAGATAACCTTATCTATGCATTCGATGCTGAAGGTGATTCATCTGATTTGCGTGCTGTTAACTTAGCTGACACCGTGGCTGAGCCGTACATCCGTACACGCGCTAACATGAAAATTGGTTTCGAATACGTTAATGGTTCTGAAATCGTTTTCTACTCATAATAATAACTATGACCCCTCTACCAAGGGGGGTCTTTAATACTTTAATATCATGGCTTGTCAAGCATTAGAAGCAATTTTAAAATCATGCGACAATAATAGTGGAGGTATTTATGGTATTTGGATAAACCAACAAGATGAGATAGCCTCTATTACTCCGACTGACCCATCAGCAGGAGCAGGATGGTCAATCACAGGTATCACTCTTGCAGGTACACCTCCTGTACTATTCGAAAACTTCTACATTCGTCGCAACACATCTAACTTTACGGAGGATAGCACTATTGATTTAGTTAATGGTAGCTCATTCGTGACTCAAACTATTAACTTAGTATTTCATAGACGTGAGGCTGCCAAGTCTCGTGCCATCAAAATCCTTGGTGCAGGTCAGCAATACTTAACAGCTATCATTCTTGATGCTAATGGTATCTATTGGTACTTTCCATACCTTCAAATATCTGCTACAGGTGAAGGGTCAGGAACAGCTAGAGCTGATGGCTCTAAGTATTCAGTTACTTTGGTAGCTGAAAATGAGTACCTAGCATATGAGGTAAATATGGCACCTGCTGCACTTGCTGCAATCGGAGTACAATAAGCAATTCTACCTCTCTATATTTTAGCCCTGCTGTAATGGTAGGGCTTTTTTTATGAACATTTGAAAACATCAAAATAATATAGGTGTGATTTACTTGAATCAAGGTGTTATTAATCAGTTTGTGCTTACCTTATCAGAGGTAACCAATGTTACTACACCACATTATTTATTTGTGTTCACAAACGAAATGAACACTACCAGCACACCACAGCTATTCACCTCTGCTGATACGAGTGCTTACCCTGAGAGATACAATTTATTCACTCTTGATGAGCCAACGGATATATCCTTGCTTAAAGGGCAGTACACTTACGAGGTATATGAAAGCTCTACACCTTTTGTTTTGCCATTGAGCATAGCACAGACTACAGGTGTAGTAATTGAAGAGGGTAGGATGGTAGTTAGTGGTCCTTCAGGCACATCAATATATGATTAATTATGGCATGGTACGATAGATTTATTAACAACAATAAGAAAGGCCCTGAAGTAGTAGAGGGATATCAATCTTTTAGCACTCCATTTCTACCTGTTGGTAGAGGCAACTTAACTTTGCCCTATGTCAATGGTAGGTATGTGCAGGAGTCATGGGTTAGATTTGGTGAGGGTAACCTATACCCTGAGATGCTTAATCAAATGTACTATAGCTCACCCCTTCATGGTGCTATAGTTGACTATAAGACCAATGCTGTAATCGGTGGTGGATTTAATCTTACTACGGATAAGCTAACACCACAAGAAAAGTTAGATATGTTTGCATTCGAAAAGAAAGCAAACCTAAAGCACACCGTGAAGGCTGTCACAAAGCAATTAATTCTACACAATCGTGTGTACTTCAAGCTATATTTCGGTGAAAAAAGAAAGCTAATCAAGATTGAAAACGTCTCACCTGAAAAAGTAAGAGTATCACCATGCAGAAAGTACTACTATTTGTCGGATGATTGGAGTACTCGAATCGATACTCAGGTGCTTAAGCCTTACCATATTACTTGTAGTGATGAATGTCAGCTATATTCATATGAGGTCAAGTCAGTTGGGCAGGACTATTATCCCATACCAACATATAGTTCCTGTTTAAATTTTGCATTTCTCTCTGGCGAGTTATCATATTTTGCTAAAAGCAACATCCAAAATAGTGTGTTCCCTTCATTCGCTATGATGTTCCCGAAAAGACCTCAGTCTGAGGAGGAGAAGCACATGATTAAAGAAACTATCGATAGGTTAAAAGGTGCAGCAAATGCAGGTAAGGCAGTAGCATTCTTTGCTAACTCTGCTGACCAATTGCCTAAGATTGAATCACTACCAACCAATGGCAATGATAAACTATTTAATGAAGCATCTGCGTTAAATACTGAGCAGATTTGCTTTGCTCATACTATCGACCCTATACTTATGGGTATCCGTACCACAGGTAGCTTGGGTAATGGGTCAGATATCAAGCAAGCCTATGTGATATTTGAAAAGAATGTAGTGATGGAATTACGTCAACAAATAGTCACTATCTTTCAAGAGATACTTACAATTGCTAAGATTCCTGCTGAGTTCACAATCAATAACTTCCAAATCATAAACGAAACCATTGTAGAGCTTGAAGGTGAAAGTTCAAAGACCAATGATGCATTGAATAGCTTGAGTCCATTGGTAGCTACTAAGGTGCTTGAGACTATGACTATAAATGAGATTAGAGCATTGGCTTCGTTACCACCTGTAGATGGTGGAGATGTTACACAATCAGCTGCCAATGCAGCAGCACAAACACCTGTAGTATAATGTTATATTTTATTACCGAAACCTACCTAAAGACTAACACACCCATCACAGCCAATGTGGATGTGACTGATGTAACCCCATACATAGCTACTCAAAGTGCATTGAGAATTCAACCTATCTTAGGCACTACATTCTACAACCATTTATTGAGTGCTTACAATGCTCAGACACTTACACCTGATGAGATTGACCTAGTTGAATTCATTCAACCGGTTATCGCATGGAGAAGTGCAGAGGATGCTGTATTTGGTTTGACATATCAATTAAAAAATAAGGGTCTTCAAACTCAAAATGGTGATTACTCTGCCAGCGTTTCTCGTTCAGAAGTAGCATTTGGGATGGAGCATTACGCACAAAAGGCATCATTCTTTGAACAACGTCTAATCAGATGGCTATTAGCTAATCGAAACCTATTCCCTATATTCATCAGTACCACTAATATGGATACTGACTTGCGACCTATGTTCAATCACTGCTCATGCATCAATCAATTTCAAACTACTTGCACAGGTATGTGTGGTAACTTCCTTGAGAATGGGTACAATAACAGCATTTTAATATTGTAATGAAGTCACAGCTATCCATACTATTAGCCACAATGAAAGCCAATTGGATAAAATTATTGGCTACTATTAGTGCATTTCTAATGCCAATTTCAGGCTTATTATTTTTGGTAGGATTTGTGATTGCATTAGATACTATCACAGGGGTATGGAAGAGCATTAAACGCAAGGTGCCAATCACAAGCAGGGGCCTATCTGCAATCATTAGCAAAATGTTACTCTATGAAGTAACCGTGATTATGTTTTACATGATTGATAAATTCATTCTTAACCATATCATCCTGCAGTTTTTCTCAGTAGAGTTATTGCTTACTAAGGTACTTGCACTCATCCTGGTATCAATCGAGGTCATGAGTATCAATGAAAACTACAAAGCAGTGAAAGGATTAGATTTGTGGCAGGCCATGAAGAATCTTTTCGCTAGAGCTAAGGAGATAAAAAAGGATATAGATGAAATTAGACACGACGAAAATATATCAGGAACGCCTATCTAATGCTCAGTATTTCCATGAGGAATCTGAGAAAAAACAAATCTATCTACACCACACAGCAGGCAATGGTAACCCTATAGCTGTATCACGGTGGTGGAATAGCAACTCAGATAGGATAGCAACTGCATTCGTAATCGGTGAGAAGGGTAGCATAGTGCAATGCTTCAGCTCACGTCATTGGGCTTACCATCTTGGTATAGATTCTCAAGATTTCTCAGTGCATGGACTCAGGTATCAGAATCTCAACAAGCTATCAGTCGGAATCGAGATATGCAATTGGGGGCCTTTGAAGCTAAAGGATGGTAAGTACTATAATTATGTTAAGGGAATTGTTGACCCATCAATGGTCACTACATTAGATGCACCATACAAGGGAAATAAATATTGGTATAAGTATACTGATGAGCAGATAGAGTCAACTCGTCAATTAGTTGAATACCTATGTGACACATATGATATTCCTAAGACATTTAGATATGAGATATTTGGTATAGATATCGAGGCATTTAAAGGCACACCAGGAATCTATACCCACAATTCAGTCCGTAAAGACAAGGCAGATATTTACCCATGCCCTAGAATAATTAAGATGCTACAAAACCTATGAGATACTTACTACCAATATTGATACTAATTGTATCCTGCTCAGCTCCTAAGAGAGCGCAATGGCACTACAAGAAAGCATTAAAGAACGGACTTAAGGTAGTACAGGATAGTGATACTATTCGAATAACTAACATTGATAGCATACCTGTTATCATAAATGATACTATCGTATGGCAGAAGTACATCACGACCAAGGATACTGTGATACAATTCAATAATGTGTACGTACCAAAGACTAGATGGCAGACTCGTATTGAATACAGGTATAAGACTAGGGTTGAAAGGATACGAGGTAAGACTATCTACAAAACAGCTCAAGCAAAACAGGTAGTAAAATATAAATGGGCATGGTGGCCTATTGTTATTTCATTCTTTTTAGGTATCTTTCTGCGTTTTTTAATTCAAAAAGGGCTGATAGATAGGATAGCCCTGCTATTTAAAATATGAGAAAACGTTTATTTTATGACATCGAAACATCATTTAATGTAGGTGTCTTTTGGAGAGCAGGTTATAACCTATCCATTCAGCCTCAGGATATCATCCACGAGAGAGCAATCATTTGCATATGCTATAAATGGGAGGATGAAGACGAAGTTCACAGCCTAACATGGTCAAAAAGACAAAGTGATAAGGAGATGATTAAGGCATTCGTTAAACTCATGGAGCAGGCTGATGAAATCGTGGCCCATAATGGGGATAGGTTTGACCTCAAGTGGATACGCACAAGAGCTTTAATGCATGGAATTGAAGTTATGCCATCACCTAAAACAATAGATACTCTTAAATGGGCTAAAAAGCAGTTCAATTTCAACAGCAATAAACTAAATTATATAGCTCAATATCTAAAGTTAGGTGCCAAGATGGATACCGGTGGTCTTGATTTGTGGAAAGATATCGTATTTCGCAAAGACCAAAAGGCATTGGATAAGATGGTAGCCTACTGCAAGCAGGATGTTATCCTATTAGAGCAGGTATTCAACAAGCTAAACCCATATACACAAGCCCAGCACAATTATGCAGTGCAACATGGTGGTGAAAAGTACGAATGCCCTGAATGTGGAGGTAATAATTTCCGTTATAATAAGAAAGTAGTGACCACAGCAGGCACCGTGCATCATTGGCTTCAATGTAGAGATTGCCACAAGCACCACAAGATAAGTCATCTTGTATTTACTAAATATGCTGAGTATATCTATCGGCATAAAAAGAATATTTCGTAAGCCTTTACCCTGATTTTACTACATATTTCGTAAGTTTTTAGGCTGATTCCTTATTTAGAATCATTCTAAATTTGTGCATAATTAAAAAAAAATGTGCAAAATGTTTTGCGTATATAAAAAGTTATATATCTTTGTAAGGTCAATAAGGCACAACAATTAAAAAAAAAACGTTATGAACACTTTAAAATTAAACGCAAAATTAACTGAAAAACAAATTGAAGTATTAGCAAATGGATTAGCAAAACAAATGTTGAATCAACCAAATTTTTGGAACGATGAGGTTGCTAATACATTACCACAAAATTGTATTTCACAACAGGAAAACAAAAACGGCGAATTAGAAATGTTTGTTTTACTTGCAAACGTTATGACAAATTTCGCAAATGCAAATGATGTTGTAACACGAGCGTCTTTTATGGTACAATTACAAAATAATTAATAATAAATAAAACAAAATGAAAGTAACAGAAATCGAAATCAAAAGAACAAAATCTTACGGTCACTATCGCATCACTGGTGTGGTCAATGGAATGGAAGTATCTTGCATCACAACGGATAGTGAAGCATTCGACTACTTAAATGATGAGGAGTATCCTGATAAACAAGAGGAGGCTGAAGCACATTGCGAATATAAATTAATTGAAACCTTTAAAATTATCCAATTATGAAACGTTTTAACCAACAATTTAACAGAGCCCTTGAATTTATCAAGGTACATGAAAACAACGCAGAAGTGCTTACTATATTCTTAGAGCAGCTTCTTATTGAAGCTAATGAGGAAATGACCAAAGTAGCATTAGATAACACCGAAGATTTTTTAACAATTCTAAACGCTAATAAATGAAAAAAGAACTATTCAAAGCAGTAGCAGGTATGGCTATAGTCGTGGGTACTATGGTAGCAATGTATAACCTTTTATTTATAATGATATGCAACTAGAAGATATAACTGATGACATGGCTTACTTTGAAAGAGCATTCATGCATGGTAGCTGTAGCTACGTCATCCGAGATTTACATGGAGATTGGTACATTGAGCTAAGTGATTTCAATGCCTTAGAACATCCTGCTGATATCGAGATTGATTATGAGCTTACGGATGAGGAGAAAGCAGAGGTAAAATACCTAATTGAAGACCACATTATTCAAAACAATATCATAGAAGAACTAACTGACCCTGCTAACTACTATGATGAAGACGAATGGAGGTACACATGTTAATCGGTAGAGACCTATATTCCATGGCTGAATGGTGGATACGTCAGTCCATGGCAGGAGATAAGGGAGGCTCCTTCAACATCCCACATTATATTGAATATTTAAAAGCTAGAAAATCATGTTTAGATTATTGTACTTCTACGAAAGAAGGCTTGCAGAAGCTTACACTTTCCCAACAAAAGCACTTTGTCATTGGAAACTCAACGAATTCAGAAAGGCAGGAACGCACATTTACGGACACTTTGTAATTGAGAAGGTATGAAAAGAGGAGAAATAGACCAAGAAGTATTTGAGCTAATGAAAGTAGCTAATGAGGATATCGTAGAATTAATTGAGCGATTCAAATTAAACACATCAAGCAGGAGAGAAGACATAACGTACAAAAGATATTACCTTTACAACTTCATGTACACACATCGACACATGACATATATGATGATAGGCAAGTTTTTTAACCGGCACCATGCAACAGTTATTCATGGAATGCGTGAGCACCAGTATTGGTACAATAGAAAGGATTCAAGATACATGAAATTCATTCATCCAATGCCTGAGCTTATCAAAGCGAAGCGTGAGAACATTAGCATCTTTGATGTCAATGTTATGCCGATGTGTGACGAGGAAATCAAGCTCACAATCACCGGTAATTTTGCCCGAAAGTTATTAACAAAGTTCCAAGATAAGATGACATCATCCGAGATAGTATCTATCTTTGAGGAACATAATTTTTTAAGGGTTAATACTGAGGAGGGAGTCTAGGCTCCCTCTTTTGTGTGTCAATATGACGATGTGACGATTCTCTTATATACCATTTACATATTTTACACTGAAAAAATATTGGTACTTTGGAAAATTTATCGTCATATCGTCATGAAATCGCTGAAACATAAGCCAGCATTGGTTTATATCCATGACGATGATTTTTATTTATCGTCATTTATTGTCTTTTTATCGTCATTTATTATATTTACAACCTATGTATAACCCAAAAATATCAGTTTTTAGGTCTCTCTTCAACTCAAAAGAGACCCCATTTACGCTCACAGCAATAGAAGTATATAACAGGATAAAGAGCGGAAGTCCTGAATTAATTAACAAGATAAAGAAAATCAGAGAAGGAGATAGTGAAAGCAAGATGCAACTGATGGCTATCATGTTCAATGGTACATTTAGTGAAAGAAAGGATGATGGACTTATTGAGCATAGTGGTCTATGCGTTATTGATTTCGATAAGTATCCTGATGTGCAAACTATGGAATCAGAACGAAAAAAGCTCATGGAATGTCCATATGTATATATGATGTTCACTTCACCTAGTGGAAATGGACTTAAAGCGGTGATTCGTATACCTGAATCAGACAAGTTTGAACACAAAAGAAGATTTGAAGCATTCAAGGAGTACATACAAAGTAATTACTTTGACTCAGCCAATGGCAATGTGAGTCGTGTATGCTTTGAATCATACGACCCTAATGCATACCTCAATGAATTCTGCGATGTTTTCCCTGGTATAGCTCAAGATAAGGGATATCATAAGGCAGAAAAGATAGCAGTGCTTCCGATTGCCAATGAGGATAGAATCATAGAGCTTGTGATGAAGTTCAATCATGGGGTGTTTGAACAGGGCAGAAATAATTGGACGTTCAAAGTTGCCTGTTGTATGTGTGAGTATGGTGTCGACCAATATGCTGCGAAGCAATATCTCCTTCAATATGAGCAGGATGATTTCACAGCTAACGAAATCAATAACACCGTGAGCAATGCATACAAATCAAGCAATTTTAACACGAGATATTTTGAGGATAGCTACACGTTGAATAAGGTAAAAATTAAATTGAAAGAAGGGAACAATGAAGAGGATATTCAGAATCAGCTAGGAGTCAACAGCAAGATAATTGAATCAGTAAAAAATGAGGTGCAGGATACTGATGATGTCTTTTGGCAGGAGGATGGCAAGAAGGTAACCATCATGCCTCATGACTATGCTAAATTCCTTCAGAAGCATGGATTTGCGAAGTACTATCCTGAGCGAAGTAACAAACCTACATATGTATACATCGAGGAGAATAAGGTATCTGAAAGCTCAGTGGAACTCATTAAGGATTTTGTTTTGAAGTATCTGCTTAAAAAGGATGAATTGAATGTATATAACCATTGTGCCAAATCAGCTAATCTATTTACTGAAAGTCACCTGAATATGCTAGAGTCAATCGATATGAAAATATTGCAGGATGATAGGTACTCATCTTATATCCCATTTCTGAATGGTGTAGTCAAGGTAACTAAAGATAAGGTGAAGCTACTTAGCTACATTGATATCGATGGCTATATTTGGAAGGAGCAAATCATACGAAGAAATTATAACCAAATCGCGATTCACGATAATAACTTTCAGGATTTTGTACATAAGGTGTCTGCACAAGATTCGGATAGAATTAATGCTATGGAATCAACGCTAGGATATCTGATTCATACCTTCAAAGACAAGACTGACCAAAAGGCTATCATATTTAATGACCAAGAAATCAATGACAATCCTAATGGGGGCAGTGGTAAGTCATTGATGTTGACAGCCATCGGTAATATCCGAAAGATTATCAAGATAGATGGTAAAGCATACAATCCTAGCAAGAATGATTTCGTGTATCAAAGGGTCAACATGGATACTCAGGTACTTGCCTTCGATGATGTAAAGAAGCACTTCGATTTTGAACAGCTATTTTCACTAATAACCGAGGGAATACCGGTCAACCGAAAGAATAAGGATGAGATATACATTCCTTTTGAACGAAGTCCTAAGATAGTTATCACTACCAACTATGTCATTGCTGGTGCAGGTACCTCTCATGACCGAAGAAGGCACGAGATTGAATTCTTTCAATACTTCAACTCACAACGTAATCCTCAAGATGAATATGGTAAGCTATTGTTTGATGAATGGACTACTGACGAATGGTCAAACTTTGACAATTATATGCTATCCAATCTTCAAAAATATCTTCAGGTAGGTTTAATCAAGAGCAAATCAATTAATGCAGATGCGAAGAGATTCATTCAGAATACCTGTAAGGAATTCTATGACTTTGTGATGGATGGGAATGTACCATTGAATGTGAGATTGTACAACAAGACATCAATGGAAGCGTTCCAAGCAGACACGAATGGCTTCAAAGACCTAGATAGTCGCAAATATATCAAATGGGTGCAGTCATATGCCTCATACAAGAATTATAAATTCACAAAGAATCGCGACCAACACGGTAGATACTTTGAATTAACCGATGAACAATGAAAAAAGAATATAAGACAATGATGCATGAGCTGAAGCTACAACGCTATGCCATTACTCACCCTAATTACCCACCTGATTATATTCCAAAGACCATGTACAAAGACAGCACAGCTAACGGATTGACAAGAGCAATCTGCGATTTCATAAACTACCAAGGATACCAAGCCGAACGCATCAATACGATGGGTACTGCTAGAGAAAAAAAGACCACAGCAGGAAAGGTCATCGGTGTTACTTGGACAAAAGGCACAAGCACAGCTGGTAGTGCCGATATATCTGCCACAATCAAGGGTCGTTCAGTTAAGATTGAAGTCAAGATTGGCAAGGATAGGCAATCTGAAGCTCAGAAAAGATATCAAGAGAATATCGAGAGAGCAGGAGGCACCTATTACATAGCCAAAAATTTTGATGATTTCGTTGAATTTTTCAATGATTTTGTAAATAAGTGTAATTAAATTTCTATATTTGTAAAAATTAAAACTTAAAATTATGTCAACAGCGAAGAAAGAGGTACAGGTAGAGCCTCTAAACATCTACCAAAAATTGCATTGTGCGAAACAATCAATGGGTAAGGTCATTAAGAATGCAACAAATCCCCATTTCAAGCGTTCATACGCTGATATCAATGCAATTCTTGAGGCAGTAGAGCCTATTCTAATGGAATGTGGATTGATTCTAATTCAGCCTGTAATTGATGGCAAGGTAATCAGTAAAATAATTGACATTGAATCAGGAGAGAGTATAGATAGTTCACTTGAATTACCTGCTATTATAGACCCTCAGAAGCTACTTAGCTGCATTACTTACTACCGTAGAGGTACACTAGTTAGTTTACTATCACTTCAAGCCATTGATGATGATGGGGAAACTGCATCTAGAGCACCCAAGGCAAAGCCTACATTAGATGGGGAGAGATGGGACAAAGCACTGTCAGCAGTTAAGAATGGTAAGTTCACTCCTGAGCAAATTAAAGAGATGTACAACCTAACCAAAGAGCAGGAGGCACAATTATGAAGTTCAGAGCATCATCATTAGGTAAATTAATGACCTCATCTAGAAGCAAAGGTGAGGTCTTGAGTCAGACAGCTAAGAGCTATATCATTCAGAAAGTCAAAGAGGACTTCTTTGAGTATAAGAGTGAGATAAATAGCAAGTATCTGACTAAAGGATTAGCACAAGAGCAGGATTCAATTGACCTTCTCAATCTAGTTAGGGTTGAAAGCTACACTAAGAATGAGGAGAGAGTAGAAAATCAATGGCTAACCGGGTGCTGCGATATCATCACTGATACGCTAATCATAGATATCAAGAGTTCATGGTCATTAGATACCTTTCCTGCGACTAGCTATGAGCTAAAAGACCTTTCTGAGTACGAATGGCAGGGTCGTGCATATATGTGGCTTTACGATAGACCTTATTTTGAGCTATGCTATGTGATGGTATCTACAGCACCTGAACTATTAGGTGAGTATGAGAACGCATCGATTCATTATGTAGAGCATATCGAGCCATCTAAGCGTATTACATCGATTCGATTTGAAAGAGATAAGGAGCTTGAGATTCAGATGGCTGAGAGATTAATCCTAGCTACTGAATTTTACAACGAAGTATTAACCCAATTAAAAAATAAATAAAATGAAAAATGTAGATTTTGTTATTGAAAAGTTGAATTCTAAAAAATTTAAGAAAAATAAATCTTACTCATCTAGAGAAATTAGTAGTATTATAGGTACCACTAGTAGTACGGTAGTACAAACAGGAGCATTAAAGGATGCATTAACTATACACCCAGAATGGAAAAATGAGTACGGTAGAATGTGGATTTATGTAGGACATCAGATAGTATCATCAGTACCATCGACATTACCTAAAAAACAAGTAATAAAAACAAAACCTAAACGAAGAGAGATATCTTTATTTTGGGGATTAATATCTATAAAATGAAAACAAGAGAAGAATTTTTTGAACAAGCAGTAATAGCTGCCATGCAAGGCCTACTAGCTGCATCAGGACACTACCGGGGTGAATTAATTAAAAACCCATGCGAGTATGTTGCTACATCTGCTAGAGAATATGCATCAGAGTTAACGGACCAAGTATATGGACCTCCTATTGATTTTCCTAGTGAACGCATATTTGGTAAGCAGTCATGAACATAACACATGAAAACGAAATAAATCATGAGGATAGCATTCTATTGGCTGTGATGGCTAAGTACTATGATAGAAGCAAAAGAGGTCAGCAGAAGTATGGCACAACCCTAGACAGGAAAGACATCGATTTACATGGATGGCTTAACCATCTGCAAGAGGAGCTGATGGATGCAACTCTTTACATTGAAAAACTAAAGAAAGAGATATGAAAAAATTTAACTATTTAGGATGCATTCCTATAATTTTAGGTATCATTTTATATATCATTTTTTGGTATACAGTTATTCACTTTATTATTAAGTATTGGTAATATGAAAGCAAAACTAACATTTAACTTACCTGAAGAGCAGGAGGATTTCAAGATAGCGTGCCAAGCTGTGGATATGAAGCAGGCACTCATTGAGATAGGAATGGAGCTAAGGTCAATGCATAAGTACGGAGAGCTACCTGTAAATCAATGGGAGATAGTCGGAGATATCAGAGATAGATTCAATTCAATTTTAAACGAATATAACATAGAGATATGATAATAGCACTTTCAATTTTATTAGCCCCTGCAATAGTGTGGGGATGGATTTCAACAATAAACTATATCAAATACATAAACCATGAGTAAGTTCAAAGGAGAGGTGGTATTCGTTACCCCAACAACATCGGTTAATGACCGATTCAAGAAGAGAGAAGTAACCCTGAAGTCACAGGATGAGTATCCTCAGTATGTTACGTTCCAATTAACCCAGGACAAATGCGATTTAGCAAACAATCTGAAAACAGGTGAGGTAGTAGAAGTTAGTTATAATCTTCGTGGCCGCAGATGGGAGGCACAAGATGGCACAATCAAATACTTCAATTCGATTGAAGCATGGACAATGAGCCTCAGTTCAAAGACTGAACAATCACCTATTGATAAACTAACTAAAACTATGGACCTTGAGAGCAGTGACGATTTACCTTTCTAATGACCAAGAGTTGTCAGATTGGATGAGAAAAGAGATAAGAACAATGTTGTGCAAAAGATACAAGATATCCCACCTAGCCGAGGATATGGGGGTAAACTATGCTAAGCTATACCGGTTTATTCAGGGTAGGAATGTGACCTCAGAGCTTTATGATAGCTTTTTTAGAGTATATTTGAAGCGATGGAACTCGTAACACTTATTTCTATTGCTTGGTGGTGGTGCAATTTTGAGCCACTGCAAGCAACTTTGACAAGGATTTATATGTCCTTTAGACCAGGCACATGGGCTATACCCTTACTAGATGCATTGAGTTGCAGTAAGTGTGTAGCCTTTTGGCTTACATTAACATGGCATCAGGATTTCATTCTAGCATGTCAAGCAGCACTGGGTGCATACATTTTAGAATTATGTTTGAACAAGTTGACATAGATACAATAGATAGGATAGATGCCTTGGATGATGCTGTAAAGTATTCCAAGCATTCATGCGTTCAGCTATATGCTATCAGGGTAAAATACGATGGTCCACAGCCTCGTGAATGCTTTTGCGCTTCAGTTAGGCGGAAAGTATGGTATAAAGACTTCATGACTTGGTATGAAAAAGCTCTTAGACAGGTACATCAATAATCATTACCATGAGGTTAGGGCTTATACGCTATACTTTCTTACTAAATTAGGGAGCAGGATAGAGGCGGATACCGTTATAAACAACAGCTATCTTCATGTGCTAACCATCAATGAGGATGCCGAAAGCGAGGAACAGGTGAAGAGCTACCTGTTGAATACCATCAAATACCAAATCCTGTGGAACACCTCACTTAGCCACAAGGATGATAGGGTAACATCTATGGAATACGATGCATCTGAGCAGGAGGATAACGAGCAGGACTTACAAGCCAAGATACTTGAGGATAAGATATACAGCACTCACAAAGGGCTGGTAGAAATATATAGGTCTCAGATAGATGATAACGTTCATCGAATTGTATTTGAAGCGTACATCGACAAGGGATACACTACAGCAAGAGGGATGGCTAAGTACTTTGGGATACCTGTTACTTCGGCTCATTACCTTATCACTGAAATTAAACAAAATCTTCGTAAATTACAATATAGGTATGAGACTATCTCAAATAATTAGCATACTGGCTACGTTCACTGCGTTGACCGGCGCGTTCTTTTTGATTCGTGAGAATTACTTCTACGGATGCAGAGCGTTCGGTATTTGGATAGTACTATATTATGCATGGATATTTTTAGAACAATATGAAAACAAAGAGTGAATTCATAGGTACATATGTGACCTATTACAACAGCAAAGGTTTTGATGTGTCTTTCAACGTGAGTGAAGAGACTGCTCAAGACCATGAGTACTATACCTCAGTAGGATTAGGTTACCTATTCGAAGAGGAAGTAAAGGTATCTAAGAAATTCAAAGGGGTAGAGCCTGATGCCAACACCGAAGCCTAGAGAGACTGAAGAGGAGTTCATCTCAAGATGTATGGGTGATGAAGAGACCCTAGGTAAGTATCCTGAGAATGACCAACGCTATGCTGTATGCAAGTCTATCTTTGATGGACCTGTAGGTGCTTATCGTAAAGCATTCGCTGATTCATACAATGACTATCCAAAACAAGCTACTGAGAATGCTAAAATAGCAATCAGATGGGCAGAAGAGAATGGATGGGGTGATTGTGGTACTGCAGTGGGTAAGGCTCGTGCCAATGCCCTTGCAGATGGTAGACCTCTTTCGAGAGATGTGATTGCTCGCATGGCAGGCTTTGAACGTCACAGGCAGAACTCACAGAAAGAGCTAGGAGATGGATGTGGTAGATTGATGTGGCTTGCATGGGGTGGTGATGAGGGCATTGAATGGGCGCAACGTAAACTTAAAGAGATATGAGACCAAAGCACATACCAACACCTGAGGATATGTGGGATTTATTTGAAGCCTATAAGAGATGGTGTAAAGAAAATCCTAGATATTCATATTCACTATCAAATAAGACAGGAGAGGCTACAGCAATTCCATTGGAGAGACCACTTACTCAGGTGGGATTCAGGTCTTTTGCCGCCAGCAAAGGGCAAACCGTGAATGATTATTTTTGCAACAAGGATGGTCGATATTCTGAGTATGCCACAATCTGCTCACGCATAGAGGAGGAGATTCGAATGGACCAAATCGAAGGAGGCATGACCGGTCAGTACAATGCATCCATCACCCAACGACTTAACAACCTAACCGAGAGAGTTGACACTACCTCCAAGGGTGAGAAGATAGAGAGCATACAGGTAACCATAGTTCGTCCTGATGCAGATTGATTTTATGTGTGCTGTGGTGGAGGACTACATCTACCGAATGAAAGGAGTTCAGGTAAGGATAGATAGAAATGCAGTAGCTACCGATGGCAGGCAGATGGCTATGTTAATGAATGCATACCAAATAGCTAATGGAGATAAAGAGCACAGTCATATTTGAGAAGAACTATGCAGCACTCAATGATGATGCTATTAGATTCGTTATCAATGAGGGAGGGTCAAGGTCATCCAAGACCTACAGCCTATGTCAGTTAGTTATCATCTACTGCCTTCAGAATAACAACAAGGTAGTATCTATCATCAGAAAGACATTCCCTGCGCTGAGAGCCACGGTGATGCGTGACTTCATTGAGATACTCAAGGACCTAGGCATCTACTCATTGGAGGACCATAACAAGAGTGAGCACATCTACACCTTCCCTAATGGTAGCATAGTGGAGTTCTTTAGTGTGGATGATGAGCAAAAGATAAGGGGCCGTAAAAGGCATATAGCTTGGATGAATGAGGCCAACGAACTTTATTTCGATGACTACACCCAAATAAATATGCGTACTGAGGACAAGCTAATCTTCGATTATAATCCTAGTGAATCTACCTCATGGCTGTATGAGCTACCACAGGATGAGAGCATACTCATCAAGTCAACGTATAAGGATAACCCATTCTTACCTCAAAGTATCAGAGCGCAGATAGAGGACTTGAAGAGAACGGATGAGGCACTCTACCAAATCTATGCACTGGGAGAGAAAGCAATCAGCAAGAGTAACATCTACTCTAATTGGTCATTCATACCACATAGGCCTGCTAGGTTTGTCAACTATGTATACGGATTGGATTTTGGGTATAACCATCCCACAGCATTGATGCGAG